CAATCTAAGAACCCCTAATGGTTCTTTAAGTAGTTGCTTCATCGTAGCAATGGAAGACAATCTAGAGAGTATTTTTAGCGAGATTACTAATACTGCTCGCATCTCTAAGAATGGTGGCGGTGTTGGGGTAAATGTAAGTAGAATCCGTGCCACTGGTAGCTGGGTAATGGGGAAAGCTAACGCTTCTGGTGGGATTATACCCTGGATTAAATTACTCAACGATACAGCTATTGCAGTCAATCAAGGGGGAAGACGCGCCGGGGCTGTCACTGTTGGGGTTGATATTTGGCATCTAGACGTGCCAGAATTTTTAGAAATGCAGACAGAAAACGGTGATCAAAGACGTAAGGCTTATGATGTTTTCCCCCAATTAGTTATCCCCGATGAGTTTATGCGTCGGGTAGTAGATAAATCTGAGTGGACATTAGTTGATCCTTATGAGGTTCGGGCAAAACTAGGGATAGAATTAGCAGAATTATGGGGCGAAAAATTTGAAGATGCTTACAAATTAATTGAAGATAATCTAGGGACAGAAATTACTCTCTACAAAAAGGTTAATGCTAGGGAATTATTTAAAGATGTTATGCGCTCTCAAGTTGAAACAGGTATGCCCTATCTTGCCTTCAAAGATACCATTAACCGGGCTAATCCTAATAAACACGACGGGTACATCCCTCAAGTTAATTTGTGCTGTGAAAGCTTTTCTAATGTCACACCGGGTAAAACAGCCCATTGCTGTAATTTAGTTAGTCTTAATCTTGCTAACATTGACACTCTTACTAATTTAGTGGAAATGTGTCAACTCGCTGTCAGGATGCTTGACAATACTATCGACCTCACTTGTCCCCCAATTGGCGAGGCTAAAGAACATAATGATAAATATCGAACGATTGGAGTTGGGGTTATGGGATTAGCTGATTGGTTAGCTAAACGTAAATTATCGTATAAATCTTTTTCATTTATCAACATTTTGTTTGAAAATATTAGCTATTTTTGTACTCAAGCTTCAATAGAATTAGCTAAAGAACGCGGACATTATCAAGCCTTCTCTAACAGTGAATGGAGTCAAGGTAAATTATTAGGGGCTAAACCAGTAGAATATTTTTCAAGTAATGCTAGTCAACCAGAGAGATGGTATCAATTAGCCAAAAGTATTCAACAATTTGGCATTAGAAATTCCCATATTACCGCTATAGCCCCCAATACCACATCATCTTTAATTCAGGGTTGTACTGCCAGTGTTTTACCTGTCTTTAAGCGGGTATTTACAGAAAAGAACTCAAAGGGTGCTATCCTTAATTGCCCTCCTTTTATTAAGGATTTTTTTTGGTATTATCAAGAGAATCAAAATCTTGATCAAAAGATTGTCGTTCAAGCGATTGCTGAAATGCAAAAATGGGTTGATACAGGGATTTCTATGGAATTACTATTTAACCTTAATCAGGGTGTTTATTTTCCTGACGAACCTAACCGCGTATTAACAGTTAAAGAAATTTACGAGACTCTAGTTTTAGCGTGGGAATCAGAATGTAAAGCAGTCTATTATGTACGGACTGTTCAAAAGGATAACTTTAAAGATAGCTGTTCTAGTTGTGCTAATTAACTATGAATATTACTTCTAATGTCATTAATGTCATTTTATGTATTGTGCTAATTGTTTTTTTGATCGTGTTTTATACAATTGGTTTTTCGTTGGATTCACCGAAACTCTCAAAGATTTTATCAATACTCGAAAAAATAAATAATCATTATGACAATAATAATTATTGACTTTCTAGCAACTATTGTATTAAGTATATTTTTACTTTATACTGCTTTAATTTTTGCTGTTGTCTTGTGTAGAGTGTTTTTTAGATTTAAGATTAATTTAATCTACACAGTTAAACAATTTAAATACTATTTAACAGATGAATATAATCGGATTAGTTCTTGTAAATATTATAACCCTGAAACCCATAAAGATTTTAATTTGAAATGTAGTGTAAATCCCTCTATTTCTTGTGTACAATGTAAAGACTGGGAGCTAAAGTAAAGTAAAACTATGTCATTGATCAGTCTTAGCAATAAAATGCCCATTTCCCCGATCTTCAATCTGTCGGGAGATGATGCGATCGAAAACCGTTCGATCTGGTTTGGTAACACCACCAACCTGATGCAATTAAACGATGTCCGCTACACTTGGGCGGTGGGTTTATATCAACAGATGCGTGAGAATTTTTGGATCCCGCAAAAAATAGATATTACTCAAGATATAACTGACTATAATAATTTAACCCTTGACGAAAGGCGTGCCTATGATGGTATTTTGTCTTATCTAACTTTTCTTGATTCTGTACAAACCTGTAATATTCCTCACTTAAAATCTTGCGTCACAGCCCCAGAGATCAGCCTTTGTATGGCAGAACAGATTTCTCAAGAGGCTATGCACAATCAAAGTTATCAATACTTGATTGAGACTATTATTCCCTCAAACAAAAGGGCTGAAATTTATGATTTATGGCGCACCGATAAAATTCTTAGAAATCGCTGTGAATTTATTGCTAGTTCTTATCAACAATATATTGACAGCCCAACACAGAGTAATTATTTTGGTTCTCTGTGTTCTAATTATATTCTAGAAGGACTGTATTTCTATAATGGGTTCCAGTATTTTTATAATTTAGCTTCTAGACATCTAATGGCTGGAAGTGCTGACGTTTTCAAAATGATCAACCGGGACGAATTAAGTCACGTCCGTTTGTATCAAAGATTAATTATAGAAGCATTGCAATTATTCCCAAAAGAGTCAATTAAAAAAGGTATAGCAAGTTCATTTTTAGAGGCTGTCAATCAAGAAATTAATTGGTCCAACCATATTATCGGTAATCAAATACTGGGCATTACTGAAGAAAGTATAGATCACTATACTAAATACCTTGCTAATATTCGACTAAAAGCCATCGGCTTAAATCCAATTTTTACCGAGGCCAAATACAAAAAATCTCCCTATTCCCATTTAGAGAAATTCTCTGATACTCAAGGGGAAGGTCACACTAAGTCAAACTTTTTTGAAGCAACTGTTACCAGTTATGTTATGTCTTCTGGCTTAACGGGATGGGATGATATTTAACGGCATCGCTCGATAAGACAGAAAGCCGTTGATGCCACCTTTTTTCGGTTGTGCTAAAAGGTGGTTATTATTGCCACTCTTGTCTTGCTATGTGATCAATTCTGCTGGTGGAATACTAATTTCAGCTAAGTATTTTCTGTAATTCAATTTAAATTCTCCAAATATTTTCTGATTTTATTTTACCTTAAATATCAGAAACAAGAGGTGGACGATATTTAAAAGGATGATTTGTCGGTAGAGGAGACTGTAACCCCCATTCCCAATGAAAATAACCAGTTAATAAATTAATCTCATTGGTAGATAGCTCTCTAGTCCACAAAATATTTTCAGCGATAAAGCCGTTCATCCCTGAATCGGCTGCGGTTATATCGTTCCCAATCCTAATTCTATTACAATTAAGATTAGCTAAAGAAGTGATTCCAGATGATGCAGTTCCACCATTTAAAATTATTCTCGACTGGGAACTGTTTCTGGTAGCGATAACAGATGCCCATTGATTATTAATTAAAGGGGATGTTTGAGCAGCTACAGCATTATTTCTGAACAAATATACACCATTGTTAGAGTTAATTCCATAAGTTAAAATTATTCCACCAGTGTTATCGAAATCTTGTTGTGTCGATGGCGACAACGACCATAATCTTCCGAATCTAACTCTTCCTGCTAACGCAGAATTATTCCTATGAACAGATGCCAAAGTAATTGCATTTCCCGCATAATTAAAAATAGCAGAAAGAAATTGAGCAGAGCTAGTATTATTAATACTTAAAACTGATCGCTCCCCTCCTAATTCTGTAGTATTAACTGTAATTGGCCCCGTGACAGAAAAGTTTAAATTATTAACTAAATCTTGCACAGCAGTCACGTTTGAGCCACTTAAAGTTAAACTACTACTATTATTAGCTTTAATCCAAATCGCAGAATTTGAAAAAGCCGGAGTCCATCTTTGCGTCGGACTAGCATCAATTATTAGCATTAATTAAAAACCGCAGACACTTTGAGAATATTTTGATTTAGCAATTGAGCCAACAGATTTTCGTCGTTGAATTGTTCCGAAACTGCCTGCAAAATATCCGACTCAGAAATCGGATTTAATTTATCTTCATTATTAATAGAAATCACAAGTCTTGGAGTTTCTCCAAAGATTGCTGCCGCCATTCCCAATTTAGCTACATTCAGCTTGACATAGGGATTAAAAACGATCATTTCTGATAAAATCCTTTTGTAAACATAAAATCGGACAGATTCATCATCGATTAAATTAGGCTTGATTTCACTATTAAAAAAAGCTGAATTAGTTGACATTTCATTGAAAGACCCAGATACATTTGTTAGCGCAATTTGGTATCTTTCAATATATTCGGGACTATTTAAAAATAAGCTTTGAGCAGTTAAACTATTAGGCATTTAAGTTAGCGACGGTGTTTCGCGAAAAATTAACAAAAAAGGGATACTCAATGGTCCACCAGTAACGCTGGTAATATCGAATCGAATTTCTTGAGCAGTAGTAATAATTTGTCCTTGTCCAGATACTGTAAAATTAGTCCGGGCGGTAGTAAGAGATAGATTAGATAGTCCTGGTATTGCCCCAAAAGAAACACCACTACCAAAGCTAAAAGTTATTGTAGCACTTCCTACGGTTGTGCGTAAATTTCGCACTTCTAAAAGAGTAATTTCTCTTAGAAAAGAAGTAACAGGAATCTGCTCTGTAGCAGAAATGTTCCTAATAGTTACTTTTTCATCTTGCAACCGACTAGCAACCCATCGGGCTGTAGTAATCGAATCTAAAGTGTCAGTAGGCCCAAGAAATTCTTTCACAATACTAAGCTAGTAATTTGGCTACAAATCCATTCACAGGAGGTACTGCTGTAGAGGCAAAAGTTAGACGGATTGAAGTATTACTCAATCGTTCCGCAAAAACTCCTACAGTATCTCTATTACCGCTATTGCGAATTACTTCTACGCTGGGATTAGTATCAGTCAGGGTATGTGTGATCACAAACACCGTATTAGTGCCATCTCCAAAAGGATTAGTAGTTACTGATCGCCGTCTTCCGGACCAACTGGCAAGCAAGGAAGGGGTGACATATTTGGCTGTATCTGTTCCCGCTTCTAGTTCGGCTAAAGTAGCACGCTGTACTTTACCCGATGTGGTTTCACTTGCGTCAGGAACTCCGGCCCCATGAACTTGCCAGATTATAGGAGAAGTTCCCAAAGTCACGGATTGAGTAATCTGCCTGTAAGTCACGCCCTCATCGTTATTCCCACTACCAGAGGCAACAGTTACAATTGCGTTTCTGAGTTCGGCTCCTGTACTAGCGTCAGCAGTGCGGGTAGCTGCAACAGAAGCTCCGTTCCAATTATAAAGTCCGTTCTCTGTGTTATTAGTTTGATTTGCTGCAATAAAGCGAGAATTGGCTAAACTCATAGTTACCCCACCAATTGTCGAGCCAGGAGCATTTAAATTGATATTTGATGGGGCAGAAGCAAATACTGCGTCCTTGTAATCAAACCCTTCCAGAAGAGCATTTAACGTACCAAAATTGACCAAATCGTTAGGATTTTCTGGGGCAACAGAAGCCCGAATTTTTCCTTTAAATTCAGTGTCAGACCAAAATTCAATAAAAGTCATAATTACCTCGATAAAATTGCATAACCACTAAAGGGACTACTAAAAATAATTTGAGTAGTATTTAAAGAAAGGTTTTGTACAAAAGCTTCTATTTTTACTCCTCCTGAACTAAAAACTTGAGTTTGTGGCTCAAAGCCTAAATTATGAATAATTGTCCAGGTTGCGGAAGGAGTAGCTTGAGTATGCTTGTAAAAAGCACTTCCTTCTCCTGGACTACCGGGAGAACCTCGAACATCAACAGCAGAGCTAATTGAAGAAACTAATCCAGATATTCCAATATACCCACCCGTGGC